GCGGAAAATAGATGTCGTAGCCTGAATTGATGGCGTTTTGAATAGCAGTAGTGTCATCGGCAATTCCGTCGCCTTTTGCGCCAAACCACTGAACGTTGATTTCACCTTGACCTTCAGCAAACACCACGGTAACACCTGCGTCTGGCGACAATGATGCGCCTGGCATAATAATTACTTGATTAGTAAAGGTGATGTTGCTACTAATTTTATACACCCCTTGAGGGATGACAAATGGCCCAGCAGCGTCAGCGGCGGCTAATGCGGCTCGATCATTGGTGGTGCCATTACCGACTGCGCCAAAATCAACAACGTTATACGGCGCGCCGTTAATTAGCGAATACGATGCTTTAGTCAATCCCATTTTAAATTCCTTTCAACTGTGTCAGTTGATTTTTTAGTTCATCAATTTGTGCTTGTTGCTCTTGCATAGCTTTAACTAAAATTGGCAATAACACTGAAGTTTTAATCGCTTTATAGAAATCGCCATTTTCGGTTGGCTCCATTGATTCAACTGGCTCAATTTGGTCAATCAAACCAGGGAACACTTGTTCTACTTCTTGAGCAACAAAACCAATTTGTTTGACATCGGGGTCAGTTTTTAAATTGTAATTAACAACACGCAATTTTAAAACATCAGCTAATTTATCTGTAGCGTCGTTAATGTTTTCTTTTAATCGAGCGTCAGATATAGTACCCCAAGTGCCTGTTGTGTTATACGCAGCGCCGACATCGTTAAATAGATGGCGCTGGGTTCCGTTGGCATCAATTGATAAATAATCATTACCGCCAGCGTTGCCTTTTAGGTCAAAATTAGTGGACGCTGATTTTACGCGCACATATTTTCCGGCTTGGCTGATAAGCAAATTACCCGCATCAATTCTGGCCGCTTCACTGCCAGCAACGCTAAAAACCATATACGTTCCAACGCCCAAGGCTTCTAAACTTAAACCAGCCGAAAATCCTTGAATTAACCCAGTATTGGCCGATCCAAAGTTAAAACCAAGTTGCGCGTTACCACCAGCGTTATAAACGTGCAGTTGATACGATGGGCTGCTGGTTCCAACACCCAATCGCTTGTTGGTGTTGTCCCAAAATATGTTAGCGTCGGTGTTGATGGCCGATGTAGTGTTTCCAAACAATAATCGCCCAGCGGTAAACGTAGATGCACCAGTACCCCCTCGCCCGACGGCTAAGGTGCCAGTCCAGCCTAATGTCATAGATACAGAGTTTAATAGCGCTGTTGATGGTGTGCCGCCTAACGTCATGGTGACGTTGGTATCATCTACTTCAGTTAGCGCTGCTGGCGCTGACCATTGCGGCGCGCTACCCGTGCTAGACAGAAAACGGCCTGACGCGCCGATAGCTAGCTTAGTTAAAGTTGTACCACTAGCGTAATAACTTAAATCACCAGCCGTATAAGAACTTAAACCTGTACCGCCGTTACTAGTTATTAATGTGCCTGCAAGCGTAACAGCCCCGCTTGTAGCGGAATTAGGTGTGAAACCTGTTGTTCCAGCGCTAAACGTTGTAACGGCTACACCGCTCAATGTTGACCATTGAGGGGCAGTTCCAGTAGAGGTAAGAACTTGCCCGTTTGTGCCAATTCCTAGTTTAGTTAATGTAGTTCCGCTAGCGTAATAGCTTAGATCACCAGCCGTATAAGTAGTTAGACCTGTACCGCCAGCCGTGGTGGGTGTAGTTTTCCAACCAATAACTTGAATGGCGTTAGCGTTGTCTTTATAAAACAATTTACCATCGGTAATGTTAATGGCAAGTTCAGACCCCGACGCGCTATTGGTCAAATTGCCAACAGCAGGCGCATTGGTGGTTGTGCTGCTGCTGTATAAAAGTATTGGGGTGTAACCGCTTTGTGCCATGTTTTCCCCTTAAAACGTTCCAGGAACGCTAAAAATATTGTTGGTAGAAATGCTGTTTGGGGCAGTGGTAATGGTGTACGACGCGGCTTTAAACGTGTTTTGCGTGAATATGTTGTAATCCGTGCCGCTTGTGTTTGTGTAAATTTCGGCATTTGTGCCAACTAGCGGAATGACTTTTTGGAAATGGCAATTTGTTACTTTGGACGAAGTTACGTCGGACACAAACAAAATATCGTTATTGTCTTGCCCATCAAATTTGCACGAATCAACAACCAATTTGGTGGCGGTAGTTGCGGCGCCTAAAACGTTAATTCCAATAACGTTGTTCACTACTTGGCAAGCAGCAATCACAACGGAATGTGCGCCGTCCATAAATACGCCATTTCGGCTAGCAGCTGGATCGGACGAAATGTAAGTATCGCGGATGGTCACGTCATATGTGGCGCGAAGCCAAACAGCCGCAGTTCCCCCGCTTCCCAAATCCCAACCGCACGACCAAATATAAACCGCTTGCCAGCCTTCAATATAGACATTGTTGCTGGCTGCTGTAACGTTGGCGCAACTGTCAATTGTTAATCCGTTGCTGTATGCGTCGGCAATTGGATCAGTTGCAAAAACAAACGTATCATCAAACGACATACATTGGAACAAATACCAAAAACTTGCGCCGCGCAACAAAACAATTGAAGTGGTATTGGCCTGAAAAAAACAATCACTAACCCTAGCTTGTCCAGTCCATTTTGCGTAAATAGCCCGTTGAAATCCGTAAAACCAACATTCATACACACGCAAATAATTGTCATCTTGGCCATCAGCAAATCCAAAACTTTCAATTGCTGACGACCCAGATGTTTTGGCGTTTCCGTTTAATTGGAAAATTAACCGACGAAACACAAAAATAGCGCCAGGCGTTGCGGATGTGCGGGCATATTTAAAAATTGGTTTGCCACCAGCAAAACTAATAATTAGCGTGTTACGTTGACCAGCGCCTTCAACCGTCAAGAATACATTTTGCGGTAATGTAATGGTGTCGGTAATTTTGTATGTTCCTTGAGGAAAATAAATAGTTCCCGATCCACTAACGCCCGCAACGCCGCCAGTTCCAACAATTGAATTTACGGCATTTTGAATGGCCACCGTGTCGTCGGCAATACCATTACCAACAGCGCCAAAATCTTTAACGCTAACAACGTCTTGTAAACGCGACTTTACTGTGCGATCAACGGCGTTTGTTCGACCCTGATTAAAACCAACATAACTAGAACCGTTGTCGGTGTCGGTAATGTAATCTAACGCCGTTTTTACGGTAATCGGCGTTGGATACAAAATGCTGTCATTGTTAGGTGTGTATGAAACGTTTGCCGCATCGGTTGATGATGTTGAAACCTGCGTGGCTGTAGTAAATTTTACTTGGGCGCCAACGTGCAGCCCTGAAGTAAAAGTCACCGTGTCGCTATCAGTTTCCACAAATGCATATTGAGCGCTAGGGCCATATTGATTGATGCCGTCCACAAACACTGTCAAATTGTTGGTGTTGGGCTGATACTGCATGGTAGTCAAGTTAAAAACTGTTTGATTCGCCGTAGCAGTTTGAATCTCCTGTTCATTGGTAAAGTTAACAAAATTGCTGTTAATACCTGTGATGTTGTCATAAGTAGCAATTAATACATCGTTGCTGTCTGTCAATACAAATTTGTATGCAAGGTCGTCTGTTAACCAAATCTCACCTGATCCTGGCACTCTGCCAGACGCATTTAAAATGATTGGGTTAGGCTGAGGAATAGTTCCAGCGCTAGTTGTATAAGTAACTGCTGGAGTAGTTGTACCTGCCAAATATGTTAGCAACTTACCGCCGGTCAACACGTTGCCGCTATTGTCGAAGAACTGGGCGGCTACGCCACCAACGGGAGAAAGATTAACGGCCATAAATAACTCCTAAATTTAGCCTAATTCTATGATGTTTTGAATTAAATGTCATTAAAAATTACCCCCACCGATACCGCTAGTTGCATTTAATGTTGTGAACTTGCCTGAACTAGTTGTCGTATCACCTATTGGAGTGCCATCAATGTTACCGCCTGTAATGGATACGTTGTCGGAGTTCTGTGGGGAGATTGTACCTAATTCGTATGTTGGTGCTAAGTCTGCGTTGTTAGTGCGATTAATAATTGCAGTAACTTCATCTATTGTTAGCGTCGGTGGCCCTTGCTGCACATCTTCTAAAGATGTTGGGTTAGTGCCTGCACCTGTCAAATCAAACAGATTTAAAAAGAAACGATACCACTCACGCGAAATTAACCCTGTATTAGCGTCAATCAACGGCACCCGTGGGGCGGGTATTTTGGTAATGTTTAACGGACTAGCCATTACGCATTGGTTCCGTCAACAATCAATTCAGCACCCACAATCGCAATCTTGACCGGATCCGTGCCTGATACCTCATACACGCGGTCACGCAGCTTTAAAGTCATGCCAAGGCGACGCCAAAACGCGCGATAGCCAAACGCACCAATACGGCCCATCTTAGTCCAATGTTCGCTTGACCATGTGTGACCGCCATCGTCTGACCAACGCAACATCGCCTCTGGGTCACTGCCTTGACCTAAGTTTAAACCAACGCCTGTTTCACAGTTGAGTTGTAGGCTGTGTTGAGCGGTACGCTTAAGGTTGTTTGTGCCTGATGGCAGCGCTCTCCATGATCTAAGCCATTTCTGAATTGCGCCGTTATCGCTACTAACATCTAGGTCAAAAGCGTAAATGTTGCCGTTTTCGTAGTCGCCTACAATAATTTCATTGTTAAAACTCATTTGGCAGTTGCTACGATGGCGTACAAAGTCACCGTTTATCCAGCCTGCTCGCTCATGCCATGACTGCGTATTAATGTCGTAAACCCACGTTTTACCTGCACTTGGGAAATTAATAACGTAAAAAGTATGGCCGTCTTGCTGGTATGTGTAGGCTACTGCGTCGCTGATGTTGCCGTAGCTCTGTATTTGCCACTCAACTGAATGGTTAGACGCACGGATGCCTGTGTAACCGTTAGACCTGTAAATAACACCCCTACCACGCGTGTCAGAACCTAGCCAAAACACGCTGTTATCCGCTTTGGCTACTGAGTATGGTGCCGCGCAACCAATCTCGTTAGACGCGCCTTGGATACGTGCTAAAGGGAAGTCAGGCGTACCTGCGTCATACCAAACTTCAACGGAGTTAGTGCCTAGCAGCCATACTTCACGATTGCTGACTACCAAAGAAGTTAGTAAATCAGGTGAGCCTTCTGCGCTAGCAAAATCCAAAGGGTCAACGGATAAGCCGTCTAATAAACTAGTCACCCACACCTTTTGGCTGTTTGGCTCGTTAAATACAAAATAACCATCTAAATAGGCTACTGTGACCGCGCCTGGAAAATCTACGTCAGTAATCTCGGCGAACACGTTGGTTGTATTGTTGTAAATGTAGCCTTGAGGGTTGGCTGCAATAAACAACTGAGTACCATTGTCAGCCATGCTGACTGGCCCAGTGCCTGCTACGTTACCTAAAAACGTTGTGGTGTAACTTGCGTCAATTTTATACAGTCTGTCACCCGACACTACAAAAGCTGTAGTAGAGTCAGGCTGAAAGTCCCACAAACCACGAATAGGGCCAAGACCAATGTTAGCTAACAAACGCAAACCAGGGGCGCGTTGTAACCACCCTGCGGTTTGACCTTCGTTAGGGATAGCTTCGGGGAAAAGGTTGACCATGCGGTTATCCGCCGCGTTAACACTGCGAGCGACGTACGCCTGTCCTAAGATAGGCGTCTGCATTAGAAATTACCCGCGTAGATGTTAAATCGTTGACGAGTCGCTACCAAGCTGTATGGCAACGCCATGATGTCGTCAGGGTTGTTGATGCGCTTCAAGTTACGCTTAGATGTCATAGCAATACGTGACACCTGTGGATTAGGGTTAATACCGAATTCGGCTGCAATTTCAAGCGCCAAGTTGTATTTAAACGCTCTCAAGTAGCCAGGTGGCATGGTGATGTCAGTTGACAAGCTAGGTACGTTAGTAATTGGCTCAACCGACACAAAGTGGAACTCAAGTGGCTTAGTAGGTACAGGGTACACATACACTTCAATGTCAGGGTAGGTCATATTGACCCACATCACCTGCGGATATGTAGACGTCACTGTTTTAACAGCAATACCGTTGTATTGTTGTTGGTTGATAAGCT